TCCTGTACCTAGGAATGATCCTGTTGGTGCAACTGATCCAGTAACCATAGGGTGTACTGAAGTTACTTTATTATCTCCATCTGAACCTGAAATAAAATCGTAATTACCTAAAGGTAAACGATATATTAAATCATAATATGAAGATGTAATATCATTACTAGCGTATGAAGTTGGGTTTAATACATGTTGATCAAATACAGATTGAGATAAATTTGTATTCCAATATCTAAATTCTTGAAATTCACCATCAAATATAACTCCATCAGGTGCTATAACGTTACTACTACTTGCTCCTCCTAAATAACCATGTAATTGTTGGTTACCTGAAGTAAATGTATAAGTTGACCATCCTTCATTATATGATGAAGAGGTTGAACCTGAAATAAAAATGCTTGAAGATGCTTGTTGTTCTATAAACCCATTGTGTCCATCGTATTTACCCTGTTTTACTATAAGTTCGTAAAAAGCATCTGAACCTGTATCACTTAGGTTCATTTTAGAAGGTTGTCTATCTAGTTTTAAATTAAAGAAACTACCAGTAAAGAAAGGTAAGAAAATAGGATCTGTAGAAACGTGACCTTGTGAACCAGATAAAATAAATCTTAATTCTCCATAATGATCATAGATACCACTTGAAGTGGCAATTGATTCAGAAGGATATAAAAGTTGAATACCAAATTGAGATGATGAATCACTATTGTTTACTTGAAATATAGATTGTGTATGGTGAGAAGCAGAGGGTATACTAGATGCTTTAAATCTAAATTCAATTGTATCTGGTACTTGATCTTCTGCTAGTACTCCATTCCACCAACCTTCAATGTTATTCCAATCAACATCCATATCTTCCCAGTTATCTCCAACCATAGGCATGATTGAGGGTAACCAAGGAACTTCAACTACACTTGATGTATTTGTAGCTAAAGCATAAACATGGTTCTCATAAAATTGAGTTGTTTGTTGTATATTTTTCTCTATACCTCCATACTCATGTATTCTTAAAATAGTATCTTCAATACCAAAACAGTTTAAGAGAGCTCTTAAACCACGATATGAACCACGAGTTTTTAAAAGGTAAGGTAAATTGTGATAGATACGTTTATATATCTCTTTATTGACATCGTCATATAAGATAGGTTCTGTTGAAGCAGAAACATAATTTTCTACTCTTAATGAACCCGTATCTGGTACTAATGAACCTGAAGGGGTTAAACCTGTAAATGCAGAGAATAGATCTTCGTTTGTTTTATTTGAGGTATATAATTTAATACCTAAAGAACGAAGTGTATCAGCTACTAAATCTTTTGAGATACCATAGTCAGATCTGTTATCAGCATCTTTAATATCTCCAATAGCACGAGTATAAGTCCAAACATAATCAAAATGTTGACCTAACATTGCTACTAAAAGCTCTAAATTTTCGTTTTGTGGATCATCTTTTACATATGCTGGAAGTGTGTTCCAAATGTAATTTCTATTATCTCCATCATATAAAGAAGCAGATAAAATTTGACCTCCATAGTAAGGACTATCTTCAGCTGTAGAACCATACCATTCAAGTGAAGCTGTGGCTGAAACAGCTAGGTTATTGTAAGGTAGGGTATCATTTGATTTAGGCCATGCTTTACTTCCAGATTCAAAATATAAGTAATACTCGTAATTGTCAAATTTTTCAATTAAAGTATCTATATTTTGTTGTATATTTGCTTTAGAAGCAGATATAGCACTTTGATCTGTTAAAGGATCTAATGCTACTATTTGATTTAAATCACTTTGATAATTTTGTATTTGAGTTAACTTATATCTAAAGTTGATTAATCTTTCATTTGCAGAAGAAAAATGAACAAAATTTTCATATTCAGTATGGTCAACATTAATGTTAACACTTTTTTCTTCTAAAACAGATTTTATTTGTTGATACGAAGAAGTTAATTCAGTATCTAATAATTCGTTTAAATTAAAATAAGTACTAGGTACATTTGTTTTATTATTTAACTCAATATTAGTATTTGGACCTCTTAAGTACTCTACTTCTTCTTGTACTTCAGCTTCAAATTCTATATTAACATTAAAAGAATAAGGATCAGAAACTTGTTCTACAACCCATAAAGTGTCTTTTAAGTTATAATCACCTGGAAGGGGTTCATATAATTTTATAAAAATACTAGGTTCAGCTGTAGAAGTAGTATCTAATAAACTATTAACTCCAATTAATGTTCTATTATTTCCAAAATTAAGGATAAAATCAGAATAGAAACTTTTAGAATTTTTAGATGTAAGATAATTTAAGTAAGAAGTACTTAAGGCATTATAAGATAAATCATTTGTAGAAATTTTAATTTCAGTTCTATCAGATGAAATTTCTTTAAGATAAAATCTAGTACTAGAATTACTTAAAAATATTGGTCTATAAAAATTATATACAGTATTATATTGCCCTATATCAAACCCAGCGTCTTTAACATCTTGAGTAGGATTAAAATATAAAGTATCATATAGACTAGAATTGTCTACTGTATTTTGTACTGTATAATTTTTAAAGTTATAATTAACAGCCAATAATTGGTTTGTAGCAGAATATACTTGATATTCTACTGTATCCTGATCCGCACCAAACTCACGATTAAGAGTAAACTCGTTTAATAAGTTAACATCTTGTATAGTATAGTCTTGTCCTATATAAGGATCTAAGGGATTAAATACAACACTCGTCTTTTCCATACTATATTGTCGTGCTCAAGTTTACAATTTCCTGTTGTGAAGTTATTAGTTGTGTTCTTAAATCATTTATTTCATCAAGTAATGCTTGAATTTCTTCTGATTGTCCTACTACACCTATGTATCCTGCACTTCTTTTTACTATTTCATCATGGGAACCAAAACTACCTCTTTGAGGTATTTCATAAAATAAACGATCATATTCAGCAAAGAATTCTGCTACAGTCATAGGTGTTTCTATTTCTGCAGCTTGTTCTGGTTGGACTAATTGTTTGAATTCAGTATCTACAACATTAGGGTAGGATACTTTTCCAAATACCTGTTTATTAAGTTTTACTTCTTGATTATCCATTATCTAACTACTTTAAAATAGTTACCTTTATCTTCAATTACTATAGTTTCATTTCCAACTACAGTTTTAACCATTAATTGGTAATATCTTTCGGGCTCTAACCCATCCATATAAACTGTAAAGTAGTTACTACCACTGTCAGCACTTATTTTTGTATATGAAGTATCAAAATCAACTACCATCTCATTTGTTTTAGAATCCTTTAGACCCCAATATGAAGATGTTGGTAGTACTTTGGCATTTAAATATACGGAACTAGTTTGGAATGCCCTAGCAGGATAAGTATCTCTTACTTTTAATCTAAAATCATATACTCCACTGTCTTCAAATTCGCTTTTTAAGTTAGTAAAAGCTAAAATAAAATCACTTGAAGTTACAGCAGTTGTTGGTGTAGCATATGATGAATCATCCCACTTAAATTCTAATTCAGGAGGGTATATTGTGTGGGTATCCATGGAAAAATACTGCGTTTGCACGTATGAGGATGAAAATTCAATACTCGCACTGTGTTTAACAATAAATCCATTATTTTCAATTGAACTACTGTTCCATAGTTTAACCATGTCAGTAACATCCATTGAAATATCTTTATCACTTGTATATAAAAATGTTTGTGATGAACCTGATTTATCTGTATACCAGTCTCCACCATCTGATGTCCAAGCATTTGAACCTGATTCTCCTCTCCAACCCCATGAACATCCATCAGTTGTTTTGGGTACATCGCTTACTCTACCAGTTCCCATATCCCAAGCTCCTGATATAGGGTATGCTTCTAAGGTATAGTCTAATGGTGCATTTTCAGCGTTTGCTAGGTATAATCTCAAGTTACTTTGGAATGCCGCGTCGCCTATTGTATTGTCTACAATATTGCTTATATCCGCTGTTTTGAATTGAACTAATGCACGTGTGACGGCAGGTAGATCACCTTGAGCAGATGATTGTTCATTGATTCCATTGTAATTAGAAATGTCTAAAATTTCATCTAAACCTGTATTTTGAGCAGGGTATTTAGATTGAATAAAGGCATCTTTTTCGGGAAATATTTTATATACTGCCATGTTTTTAGTTTGTTACAATTCTACCTTTTATATCAGTATCAGGGTATCTTAATTCAAATATAGAAGGATCTAAAGATGGGTATAATATCTCATTTATAGTAGATCCAGGTACATCATAAGCATATTTTGAATATCCATTTGATTCACCTACTCTATTTACAATTTGTAAACTTTTAACTGTTTGAACACCCTCTACATTATCAATTACGTTACGAACATTATTGATTAAAATAGGTTGATTAATTTGCCATTTGTCAATATCAAAGTAAGCTTTAAGAGCATCAATACAATTGTTAATAATTAATCTATTATTGAAATTAGGTTGAACTATAATATCAAATTCAACTCCAATATTAATTACAAATGCATCTTTAATTCTAACAGCATCCGTTAACATTCTATACTCACCTAAAAATGTTTTTAAGTTTTCTTTTAAAGCAGGATCGGCAACTGTTAAATTACCTTGAGAATTATTAGATAAAAGATATAATGCTAAAGCATTTGTATCATATCTTTCTTCTTGTGTTTTATTTCTTCTACCATCTTCTTGTGAAACATATACTTTAGATATTTTACCATACTTTGAAGGTAAAGATAAAGATCTAATAGAATAGTCATCTAATGTTACAGTACGTAATTGAGTTGGATATTGTGCAATTGATTTTCTTCTAATATCTTCATTTGTATCTCCATTTGCTCCACCAATAGCAGGTTTATCATTAGTAAATGCCAAAGAATTTCTAACTGTGGATTGTAGTGTTGAATCTAAATTTGATCCGAAAAATGTTACATCACCTGAAGATAGGATAGTTAATGATTGAGCTGTAACGTTTGAAGTAGCTCCTCCTCCTACAAGATATTCTACTGTTAAAGTAGTATTTGATGGAGCAAGACCGTATGTTTTTGTATATAGAAAGTTAGCTGGATCCCAAGCTGTGGTTAGTTTATCAGTACCATAAGGTAATCCTAATCCTATATTATCTGAATTTGGAGTTATAATTTCATCTGGGTTTGATGAAACACCTGGTCCAAATTGGATTTCAAGTTTATTATTTGATTTAAATCGTTTTATAAATCTACGAGGTACCTTTTTAATTTTTAAAAGATAAGGTGTAGTTTCATCATATTGATTTAATAATGGATCATTAGCAGCTATATTAGTTTGAGTATCAAATATAGTTTCTTGAGCTAAATAGGGTACTTCATACCATCTATTTGAATCACTATCAGTCATTTTTACAACCTCAATTATATTAGTATCTTCTATTTCAACAGTAGAAAATCTTTGAGGGTTTGTAAATGTAAATGTTTTTGTTTTAAGTGTACCTGCTGTTGCTTTAGCTTTTTTCTTTAGTAGATAAAAATTAGGTTGATTATTAGAATCAATAGAATAAACAGATACATCAGTTGGATCTGCACTTCCAGAAATTGTAAAATCTACTTTATCTTCTATATAAAAGAAAACACTTGTATTATTTGAAGATTGGATTTGTGACCCCTCAGATAATATCATTGCATAATTAAAATCGGGTTGTACTAACCCTCCTTCTGTAGTTGCAGGTAATGTTTGATAAATGTCTACATCGGTAGTTGCAGCATTTGTTACTTGAGGAAAGTAACCATGATTATAAGCTAAAGCTAATAGGTTATCTCTTTGTTTAGCAAATTCTAAAAAGTTTTCTTGAACTTGATTATCACCATAATAGGATAAAACGTCACCAACATATGATGCCATTTCAATTAACATCATCCCTGCAGATGTCTCTGAAAAGTCATTGTAGGTTTCGGGATAATAGACTTGAGCAAATTCAAGTAATTTTTGCTTGAACCCGTCAAAGTCTTTATTTAAATATTGTATTTGTTTAGACTCTGCCATTATTGAGGTTTATTTGTAATTCGTCTTCAATATTTGTATTGATTACAGTATATTTTAAATATATCATAATTGTTTTAGAATCAGGTTCTAATTCTACTCTTAAATCTTCTATTCTAACTGTTGGGAAGTATAAATCAACTCCTCCTACAATTAAATTTTCAATTTGATCTACTCTTTCTTCTGTAATTTGGTTAAACAATACTCCAGAATCACCTTCAGGATTTTCTAAAGAGGGAGCTAAACCTAATAATCCGGCTCCAAAGCCAGGATTCATTACTCTTTCTCTTTTACCTGTTAAAATAAAATTTAATAAATTAGCTTTAATAGCATCTTCAGTAGTATAAGTTGTATTAACACCTGTAGGGCCATTAAAAGGGACATTTATACCTACCCCAGTTGAGGGGTTAAGATCTAAAACATCAATATTTTTAAATATATAGGACATTAAATTTTACCGTCTTCTTTCATTTTACCCATTAAACCTGAAAAATCTGGTACAGCATCTATTGATACTTGATTTATATCTGAGGTTTTTGGTTGTGATGCCATCATTTCATCTACAGAGTTTACTACTTTAGTTTCGGCTCCAGGCATACCACCTTGGAAACCAACAGCATTTTGTGCTGTCATAGTTCCTCCATTCATATCTCTCCATCCACCTTCAACATGTGTTTGATTTAGGATGTCAGATATAGCCCCTGCTCCTTCAAATAAAGGTTGAGTGGGTTGTTGTGGTTGTTGTGGAGTAGTCTGTTGTACTGTCTCTGTTAATTCAGATAATGATGGTGTTTTTGTTTTTTGTTCTACAACCGGCTTCTGAACTACTTTAGTTTCAGTGATAGGAGTACTCATAATTAAAGAAAGTTCTTCCTTAATCACATCTCTTACCTCTTCTCGAATAATTTTTCTAA